TTATTATATATTAATTATTAATCAAACTTAACTACTATTTCCACGGTTTCCTTTTTAATAGACTTTGTAGCCGAGATTGACAATTCTTCCCGCCGTTTACGGGTTTTACTATCACTTGCATCCTGCTTGTTTTTTTTTGAACTGCTGTTACGAGAATTCATATCCAATTCTATGGCTTCATAATGATTTTCAATGTACTCTACTATTTTATTTTCTAATGCCCACTTGAAAAAATTTAATTGTCCTATGGTGGTCTGAATACGAGAAGTGTTTTTATAAGGTATAGAAATACGATCCCACCTACAAAAAGGATCAAAGCGCTTTTTTGAATAAGCACGCAACTTTAACTTATAATCATCATATACCTTAAAACGACTATCATTTAAACTATATATTACAAAATGCTTTTTCGAGTAATTGGTTACAAACCAATCTACCAATCGTAATGATATTTTAGATTGACCGTTAATAATAGATAACATCTTATCTATGTTGTCTTCTTTTTGATAAAATTCATTTAACGTATTTAATAATAAATTATTTTGTGTCGCGTATAAACTAGACATTATATATCATAACTCATTATCACTACTTTAAGTAGTTATAATGAATAATTGGTTATTTTTTTCCTAAATTTAATACTAACACAGTTAAATCCGTTGCACCATCCATGGCACTTGTGATGACATTCCCTCCAGAATCAACCATGTTATCGGCGGTAGTTAGCACGATGTATAATGCTTTATTGCTTTTTTTAAACAAATACACCATTAAATTACCTGCTATTGGTATTTTACCTATAAAGGGTGTAGACGTATTTATGACTGTTTTACTTACCACACCTATAGTTCCTCTAAATGGTTTTCCTGTTAGTTTTTTAACAATACCTTTTAAAGATTTATTTATACCTTGAATTCCGGTAGAATTCTTTCTAGTTTTTCGTCCTCCTTGTCTCTTATATTTATTAGATTTTTTCGTATTCACCATTATATATACTATTATATAATATTATTTAGAATAATGAGAATTTCTAGGTTTTAAATATTCCTCTTGCACTGCTAAATCTTTTATAAAATTATCTCCTACAAATGGATTAATGCAACATTGCTGTATTTGCTCACGCTCGCCTATACGATGCAATACTTCTTCTTTATAACTGTCTTTAAAGACAAATTGTCTGCCCACCTCATGCATAGTTTCCTCATGCATACTTACATGTTGAGGTTTTTCTGGTTTTACTTCTGGTTTTACTTCTGGTTTTACTTCTGGTTTTACTTCTGGTTTTACTTTTCTATAACTTTGTTGATACGTTTCACCAGTACTCCATTTTATCGTTGCCATATATATACTATGGAATATATGGTTCAGACTTCCTCTCCGCAACTACTTGCTATTGATGATATTAAAAGAGTTACGGTATCTTACAAAGATATTATAAAACTATTGCAACAATTAACAAAAGCTCCCATGATACAAAAACAAGATTATTTAGATATTATCTCTCAATTAGGAAACAATCATTTTATTTTTGTACTTACTTTACAGGATAAACCAATTGGTATGATTACATTATTCATTGAACAAAAAATCATACATCACGGTGGAAAAGTAGGACACATTGAAGATGTAGTCGTCGATAAAGAACACCGAGGAAAAGGATATTCCAAACAACTAATACAACACGCTATTACTATTGCTAAACACTATCAATGCTATAAATGTATTTTAAACTGTACCGATCAAATGAAACCTGTTTACGAAAAACAAGGATTTTCTCATAAAACCAATGGTATGAGTCTTTATTTTTAATGCATAGAAATAGGAACTATCCTTTTAGAATAACTAGGACGAAAATTACTGTACAGTATTTTCCATAACGAAACTCGTGGTCTTTTTTTACGTACGTGATGCGAAACACACGATAACGGTTGAGGCTGAATTACGGCATTTCTTCTACGCATTTACTTAGTGTAGTATACTATTTTAATTTTTTAAATAACTTTATTTTCCAAATACTTACGTACCGATAACAAGGAATCTGGGGTTAAACTAATCGTATCTATGCCACTATCCACCAAAAATGCACAAAATTCCTCACTATCCGAGGGTTGCTGTCCACAAAACCCTACCTTTACTCCTCTCGCCGAGTAGTCCTCTATCGCTTTTTTTATCATCCTACGATAACTTACATTGGTGTGGTCGGTCATGCTCTGTAATTTTTCACTGTCTCTATCTATTCCTAATGTTAATTGCAACAAATCATTGCCTCCTATAGATACTCCGTCTATGTAAGGAGCAAAACGATCTGCTTCTATTACATTACTTGGTATTTCACACATTAAATAAACCTTTAATCCCTTCACACCACGCTCTAATCCATATTTCGCCATGCACTCTAAGACTTTACTACATTCTTCTGGGGAACGACAAAAAGGTATCATGACTACGATGTTATCCATTTTCATGATATCACGCGCATACGCTAATGCTTTGCATTCCAATTGAAACGCTCTATCATACTCCGACGAATAGTAACGAGATGCCCCACGCCAACCTATCATGGGATTTTCTTCATTTGGTTCATATACATCACCCCCTAGTAAATTACGATATTCATTACTCTTGAAATCCGACAAACGCACTATGATTGGTTCCGGATAAAAAGCACTCGCTATCTTTCCAACGCCACGCGATAATTGTTGTATAAAATACGATTCACCCGTTTTATTTCCCACTATATCGGCAATAGTAGTATACAAGTTACTCGCAACATTTGGATAATCACACAACGCTAAAGGATGAACCTGAATATATTCATTGATGATAAACTCAATACGCGTTAACCCTACTCCTTTATGCGGCAACATGGAGGCTTTAAAACAATTTTCCGGTGAACCTACATTCAACATCAAGTCTACGGGTGTGTCTTTTGTTATATCCACCTCCGTGGAATGTACTACATAAGATAACTTACCTTCATACACTTTAGCCGTATCACCGTCAGCACACGATATGGTTATCGGTTGACCTTGCGTAAATGTAGTGGTAGCTACTTGTGATCCTACACACGCATTTACACCTAACTCTCTCGCTACGATTGCCGCATGACATGTTTTACCGCCTTTATTCGTAATTATACCACTAGATTTTTTCATGATAGGTTCCCAGTCTGGTGTCGTCATGTCCGTTACCAATACATCTCCCTCCTTAAATAAAGTATATTGATCCATCGACTCTAATATACACACTTTACCCGTACTAATTTGACTACCTACTGCTACTCCCGTTAGCAATGGCGCGGGTGGGATATCCTGCAAGGCATATTGCTGCATCTTATGGAGATTGCACTGCGAATGAACGGTTTCAGGTCTCGCTTGTATAATATACAGTTTTTCATTTAATCCATCCAACGCCCATTCCACATCTATCGATATTGGTTTATCATACAAACTACTGTAATGCTTTTCCAATTGATATACATACTTACTTAAGGCAATGGCTTGCATATCCGTTAACGAATACACTTTTTGTTCTTCTTCACGCGTATTTACCTCGTAGACACCTCCTTCTATATTGTATATCATTTTACTTGTCTTATGTCCTATTGTTTTACCTATTATAGGATTTACTGCTGTATAAAGTACACGCTTATCTAGAATATACTCATCCGGTTTAATTCCTCCACTTACCACTAATTCACCTAACCCAAACGCACTGTTAATCACTATCGCTTTTGTATATCCTTGATTTGGATCCAAGGAAAAAGCAACACCCGCCGACCCCAAATCCGATCGAATCATCTGCTGAACACCTATCGACAATTTTACATCCTTTTTATCTATACCATGCGTCATACGATAGGATATGGCACGAGGATTGTACAACGATGCAAAACACAATATAACCGCATCCAACAATTTTACTACATTTGGAATATTTAAAAAAGTATCTTGTTGACCCGCAAAAGACGCCTGGGGCATATCTTCGGCAATCGCCGAGGATCTTACGGCAACTTCAATTTGACCACCATACATCTCATTTAACTTAAAATAATTTTCACGAATTTCATCTATCAAAGATAAAGGACACGTACCCTTTGAAAAAGTATCTTTAATCGCTTCTGATGCTTTGTTGATTCCGTCTATATCATCTACACGTAATCCTTTTAACTCTGTATCTATTGTTTCTTCCACATTATTATACTTACAGAATTCATCATAGACTTTTGTCGTTATGGCAAACCCATCACCTACATGCATATCCATACTTTCTGAAAGTGCTTTTAATTCGCCTAATGAAGCATTTTTACCTCCCACTAGTAACTTATCTTTATGAGAACAATCCTTAAACCATACTATATTTTCCATTATGTATTACTACTAATACTATTTTTTTATACTATTATTTACCAGTTGATCCAAATCCTCCTTCGCCACGCTCCGTATCACCATATTTATTTAACTCTTCAACGCTGTCTACGATAACCACACGAAACGGTTTCAATGTCCCCGAACAAATTTGCAACAACCTATGATACTCATTACTCACCCATTCTTCGACACAACCTGGTTTTACATCAAATTTCGCGCCTAGATTACCACGGTAACCACTATCTATAATTCCAATACTGTTCGCCAAACGCAATGGGGTTTTACTTATAGAAGAACGGGGATACATGTAATACCCAACGGGCTGAACACCCTCATACATGGCCGCTTTTACTTTCATATCACAAAAACCATCCAGGAGGAACGGCTTCGCGGAAACATCATAGTCCAATAGAATGTTATCTTTTGCTGAAATACGAAACGGTAGAAACAAATCAAATCCGGCATCCGGATAAGACGTATTGCATACCTTATCATTATGCTTGTTTGCTGCATCCATATATACTTTACGAAATGTGTTATCCTCTACATAAACATACAAAGTTAAATGTGAAGGAACGGTAAAACTTGACATGATGATATATAACGATATATTATCATATGTTTAAATCAATTTTTGACTGCATAACCATTCTTCGTGTACCACTTGTTTACACCAGAAAATTCACACAACAAATGTGTGACAAATCCGGTGAAAAACAAGGAAATTTCCATGACATGGTTTTTATTCCACTTTTTACACACCTTTGGTAAATCCATGGAATTCATCATCCCTACTACAAATCCTACTCCTGAACCTACTACGACTACCATTACTCCCACTACTACCGCTTCTACAAATAATTTTAACATTATATGTATTATTCAGATTTTATTTATAGTTACGATTTAATTGATCATCTGCTTGCTGCTGTGCTTGCTCTTGCTGCTGTGCTTGCTCTTGCTGCTGTGCTTGCTCTTGCTGCTGTGCTTGCTCTTGCTGCTCTGCTTGCTCTTGCTGCTGTGCTTGCTCTTGCTGCTGTGCTTGCTCTTGCTGCTGTGCTTGCTCTTTCTCTTTTAAATACGCT